ATGTTGGCGGTGCATTAAATGCAGATATTATTACTTCAAAAACCAAAGTTGATGCTGGCACCGGTGTTAGTGCAGGCCCATTAGGATTTGTGTCTGTGCTTGGCGGTCTTTCTATTGGAACTCCAGTGGCTCTTCCTGGCAACATAAACTGTATTGGATTAATTTCTGCTGGTATTTCAGTTTCTTCACAATTAGGAAGTTTTTTTAAGATGAAGGCCTTCTTGGCAACAGACACAGTAAATAAGGGTAAATTCAATTCACATAAACATCCAGCATTCAAAGGCCCAACCGGAATACCTTCGCGCCGAATGACATAATGAGAACATAATATGCAATTTCTTAGAGACAGTTTCACAAGTATACAACAGAATGGTGGTGGCGGCCATGTTGATGGCACCTCACAACCAAGTTTGTCTAAATTTTTAACCGATTCAAGACAAGATACAAATCAAAATCGAAAATTTCCTTCTAGTTCGCCAACTGCAAGCGTTTTCACACGTTTGGGTTACAATTTTACTCCAGCTGATGACACAATACTTTTATTGTCAGATGCGGCAAAAAAACACTTACAGACCGTGCCAAGATTGGTCAAAGATTGGCAAGCAGAAGATATGCGAAATGGTAACGTTGGAAACTATTATAAAAATCCACTTACCAGTGTTCTTGTTTCGATTAATAGCGCACTTGAGCAAATAAAGTCCAAAATTCTTGTTGCTTCGACTACTACTTTTGATTATGAAGCTGGCACTTTAACTACTAGTAATACATATGTTACTAATCTTACAGATGTTTATGACCAAGCAAATTTTGCTTTAGAAGAAGGTCAGAAATTCTTAGATCATACTGATAGAATTTCAGGTGTTGTGCAACCAAAAGCGGCAACAGAAACATCGAATAGCACCGCTGATTTGCCGCACTTTGACGAGATAATGTCTCTCGGTCGTACTCTTCTTTACATTTGCAATCAAACTGACGGTATATTAAACACAGCACCAGTTATTGGTTCGATGACAAGTTTATTCACAAATCAAGAATTAGAAACATATAATACAACTCTTACACCATATCCTGGTTTAATTGCAAACAGCATTACATTAGAAAGTGTATTCTCAGTGTCTGGTGGAGAATCGCTGCAAATTTCAGTATTTACATCAAATCTATCTAACAGTCAAATTGAAACAATTACAAATGACATTAAAGCTTTAAAAGTTTTATTTGAGACGAGAAGAACGCATGATGAAAATTTTTGGTATAAGTCAGGAGAAGTATTGGGAGAATTTGAAGTTTTTGACAATATGAACAATGGTGGTGAGTTTCAAAACTTTATGGTAAACAATTTTGTTGGCACCGAAAAATTATTAGACAGCGCCAACACACCAGACAATCCAAAACCATTTGAAGAACAGGTAATTATTTCACCTAGTGGTTTTATAACTGTATACAATAAAAAGACTGGTGAAATTATTTCAAGTGATGAAGACCTTGAAAATATTATTTTAAATGCTGAACCAACTGATAATGTAATTACAACTGTATTTGACCAAGGCGAACCACCCGCAGCCAATGTTATAACACCCGATGAATCAACATCTCCAATATTAACACTTGACGAGTTTATTGAACAATTCAATACAAGTGTATTGTCTGTTACAGTTGGAGATAGTACACTTAATGTTAACACTGGTGCAATTATTTTTAGAACACTTAATGGTGTTTTCTCTGATACAAGAATTATTCAAGTTACAAATGTTTCGGATAATGTTTATTATTATTCAAATGCTGAGTCTGTTTCTAACTTCTTGAATTCTGAAGTTAATGTGGATGTTCAAGATTCCACAAAACGTAGAGGTATATTATCAGTTACTGTTGCAAACACTGGAAGTGGTTATTCAAATGGCACTGTGGTAATTACTGGTGGCGGCGTAGACAATATTGCAGCTACAATTGTAGTCAGTAATAACTCTATATCTGGTGCTATTACAACAATTAATATTACTTCTCGCGGTGCTTACACTTCAGCGCCAACATTAAATGTTACATCACTTGGCGGTTCAAATGCTAACTTGATTGCTGTTCTTGATGATCCAACAAATTCATTGGCTAATGGTGAGTCGTTTAATGTGTCGGTACAGTTTAGAAGTTTAACAACAGGAAATACGGTTGATTACGGACTTATTACAATTAATCCTGGTGTTGAACTTCGTGTTAAAGGTTATAGCAATGTTTCTACATCTGGTATTCTTTTACCCGGTGCCATCTCTCAAAATGTTGGTAACTTAACAAATAGACCGCTGCTTAATGAATTTAATGGACCTTATGAAATCTTGGATTCTGCAGCCACTGGCACTGAAAAGTGGACATTTAGAAATTTAAGTGCTAATTCGCTTAACATCGTAAGTGTTATTGAAACTACAAATTCTTTGAGTACCAATAGCAATACTCATATGAATGTTCAGTTTTTCCATGCTAATACACCAAACGTGCTTAATGTAAATGATTCTGTTCTTTGGTATGCAAATGTCAAACCATTAATTGAGTTTCCAAATGTTTCTACATTCTTGGTGACAACCGAAGATGGTCAAGAAAGAATTATAACTATTGGTATTGATCGTGGTTTAGTTGATGATTCAAACAGTTTTAATGAGGTGCTTAATAGCAATCCTGATATTATAGTGACTAATTCGCCGTTTGCCATTCGTGTGTTTGGCGCTAAACCAAATACAGCATACACTTATTCAGGACCTAACATTTCCGGCACAGGATTTGTTTTGGCTAATGGTAATTCATTGGTTGCTAACACCACAATTACAAATACTGGTTCTTACACTTACACAGTTGATTTTGGTGGAACTAATCATAGAAGAACATTGACCAAAGTTATCACCTCTTAAAGCGGCATAAATAGACGATGGCTACAGTCACATCACACATTGCTCGTCAATTTAAAGACTTGGATTTAAATTTTACAATTCATCCGCTTAAAAAAGACATTAATAAAAATTTAGATCAAATTGCTGTAATTAATGCAATTAAAAACTTGGTGTTGACAAGTCATTATGAAAAACCTTTTAATCCCGATTACGGTTCTAATGTTCGCAAACTTCTATTTGAAACTGTAGACATTATTACTGCCTCTGCGATTGAAAGAGAAATACAACAAACAATTCAAAATTTTGAACCAAGAGTTAACATTATAAGTGTTTCTGTAATTCCAGATTTGGACAATAATGGTTTTAGCGTTCAAATGCACTTTTTTATTGTGAATCAAACAGACCCAGTATCAATAAGTTTTTTACTAGAGAGAACACGATAAATGGCAACAAATCGTTTAACAGTCACAGACCTAGATTTCGATACAATTAAAACAAATCTAAAAACTTACTTACAAGGTCAAGCAGAATTTACAGATTATGATTTTGAAGCTGCTGGTCTTAATGTTCTTTTAGATATTTTGGCATATAATACACATTATAATGCCTATTACTTAAACATGGTTGCTAATGAGGCGTTTCTTGATACTGCCGTTCTTCGCAGTTCGGTTGTGTCACACGCTAAAACATTAGGTTATACTTCACGATCAACAACATCACCTAGAGCTATCATAAATTTAGAAATACCCACTGGCTCAAACACGGCAGATTCATTAACACTTCCTCGTGGTTTTAATTTTAGAACAAATTTATTGGAAAATACTGTTTACAATTACACTCTTCTTGATGATGTTACAGTTGATAAAGTTAATCAAGATTTTGTTTTTAGAAATTTAGAAATTTATGAGGGCGACTTAATTAGCTATGACTACACATACAATTCTACAACAAATCCAAAAGCCGTTTTTCCAATACCTGACGCGAATGTAGATACGACAACACTTATTGTCACTGTAAAAGTTTCATCTAGTAATTTATCGTTCGACACATATACATTATCAACAGATTCTTTAGAAGTTCTTTCTAATTCGAAAGTTTTCTTTTTGCAAGAAAGTCAAAACGAAAAATTTGAAATTTATTTTGGTGATGATTACCTTGGTAAAAAATTAAAAAATGGTAATATTGTTAATATAAGTTATTTGGTCACATCGGGTTCAGTTTCTAATAAATCAAATAATTTTACGGCAACTTCTTCAATTAGTCCATATACCGTTTATACAGTTACTCCTGTATCAGAATCTGCTGGCGGGTCACAAAAAGAAACTGCTGATAGTATTAAATTAAATTCAACGTTACAATATGCTACACAAAATCGTTTGGTGACCACAAAAGATTATGAAAGTTACATTAAAAAAGTTTATGGCGCAGTAGATTCTATTTCGGTTTGGGGCGGACAAGAACAGGTGCCGCCGGTTTATGGTAAAGTTTTTATATCAATTAAGCCAAAAACAAATTATTACTTAACTAATTTTGAAAAAACACGAATTGTTGAAGAGATTGTAAAACCAAAATCAATAGTTGCTGTTGATGTTGAAATAGTAGATCCAGAATTTTTATATTTAAAACTTACAAATAAAATTTTACTTGATCGAAAGAAAACTAATCTCAATGAAGAGCAAGTTAAGAATTTAATTCGTATTGCTATTTTTTCTTACTCTAATTTAAATTTAAATAAATTTGATTCATTATTTGTTCTTTCAAAATTACAAGATAAAATTGATTCAGTGGATTTAAATGCAATTGTTGGTTCTGAAACTACGCTTCGACTTGAAAAAAGATTTGAACCAGATTTAAATAATTCAAAAACTTATGAAATTAAATTTGACGCTAAACTTCATCGTGGTACAATTTTAAATCGTCTTGTTTCTTCACAGTTTACAATCAATGATTCTTTAGGCACAACAAGAACTGCAATTATTGAAGAAATACCAGAATCATACACCGGTATTTCAAAAATAAATGTTACAAGCGCTGGTTATGGATATATTTCAGCGCCAACTGTAACAATTACTGGTGACGGAACTGGAGCAACTGCTGTTGCAACTATCGTCAACGGTAAAGTAATTTCTGTGTCAATAACAAATCGCGGCATTAATTATACTAAAGCTGTTATCACTTTTAGTGGTGGCGATGGTTCTGGTGCAGCTGCAATTGCTGTTTTAGATGGACGTTTTGGTGCACTTAGAACTGTTTATTTTGATGCTTTAGCTGAACGACAAGTTATTGATGCAAATGCTGGTACAATTGATTATGACACTGGTTTAGTTACAATAAAAAATTTAAGAGTTTTGTCAGTTTCAACAAATGATCGAAATATTCGTATAAACATAGAGTCTGAAAATGATATTGTTTCTTCAACTCGAAATACAATTATTACAATTGACGAAACAGATTCGACAACAGTAGTTACTGAAATAAATTTGATATAAAATGGACAAAAAAACTTCTATTTTAATTAGCGGCCAAGTTCCAGAATTTGTTCGTGAAGAATATCCATTATTTGTTATTTTTTTAGAAGCATATTATGAATTTTTAGAAAATAAGCAAGGTGTAAAAAAGAATGATTTATTAACAGAAGCTAAAAAATTAAAAACAACTTTTGACATAGATCAATCGATAGAAAATTTTGAAGAATATTTTTTCAATACTTACACATCGTTAATCCCTGTTGAAATAGAAGGTAACAAAGAATTATTAATTAAAAATATATTGCCGCTTTATCAATCAAAAGGCTCTGAAAGTTCTTTTAAATTTTTGTTTCGTTTTCTTTTTGGAGAAGATCCAGAAATAATTTATCCAAAAGATAGCATACTTAGAGCTTCGGCAGGCAAATGGAAAATAGACAAATCAATTAAAGTATCAAAAAACATTTCTTCTTTTTATGTGGCTGATGGTAATACAAAAGAGTTTACCACAATTTCTAAAATTGGTTCGTCAAATATACAAGTTTATTTAAATAATACTTTAACAACAACTGGCTTTAAAGTATTAAAGGAATATAACTTAATTATTTTTGATAGTAATTTAGCTTTAAATACAAATTTAGAAATATTTTATGATTCTGTTGACCGCAAAATATTTAATAATCGTAAAGTTACTGGAAAAACTTCTTTAGCTAGCACAGTTATTGAAAAAACTTTTCAAAGAAACTTAAATAATAGAGAAGTGTTAGAACTATTCATTGATGATAAAACAACAGTTGGTGATTTTGAAGCCGGTGAGGTTATAGAAACAAATGTTTTTATTGGCGAAACTTTAATTAATGTTCGGTTAAGAACAATTTCCGAATTAAATTCAATTACTGTTACAAACTCAGGTTCTGGTTATAATGTCGGCGATCCTGTAATTATTACTGCTCCCAGATCATCGAGAGCTCCGCAAGCAATAGTTTCAAGTGTTTTTAAAGGTAGCATAGAAAACATAACAATTATTAATGGAGGTGCGGGATTTACTGTTGGTTCACCAATAAGTGCTGGTGGCTTTGGCCCACCGTTTGTTAATATTGATATAAATTCTGTTCTATTAACTTCTTCAAATTCAGCTAATAGTTTTAGAATTTATTCGGATATTATTTCAGATATTGATCCAGCAAATACTTACATAAACACTGGGTCTTATGGACTTAGTGGTCCAACATCTGGTAATTCTAATTCTATTATAAGACATACTTTTTCAAGTACCTCATTTTCAAATATTGGTGAAATTATTGGTGTACAAATAAATTCAACACAAATAAATTTTTCAACGCCTCCAGTTTTAAATGCTCAAGCAGCCAGTGTGTTGATTGCAAATATTGGATCAACATTATCAAATACAACAATTTTTATTGATGGTTTTGGCTCTCTTGGAAAAACGGTAATTCATAACGGCGGCACTGGCTACAATTTACGTGACGAACTTGTTTTTACAAATCCAGCCGGTAGTATTGGTTTAGGTGCTGCAGCTGAAGTTACACAAGTCGCTGCAAATGGAGCTATTCAAAAAATAGAATTTGTGCCAACAAAAATAAATGGTACAGCAAATATTTTTAGTGGAAACACAAGTGTAGTAGGAACAGGAACTTTTTTTGATACAGAACTTTTAGTTGGTGATCAAATAATGGTAAATGGTGAAATAAAATTGGTCGATACGATAACATCAAATGTTTTGTTCAATGTTAACAGTGCTTTTTCTGCAAATTCAACTGGTAAATTTGTTCGTGTTTTTGGAACATTTTTGGTTGGAGGACAACTCTATACACAAAATACTTTGCCAACTGTAAGTGTTACTTCAGCTGGTGGTTCAAATGCAAATGTTCAAGTTGTCGCAATCATGGGTGATGGCGAACAATTCACATCATCTGTAGGTGATCCTTTTGGTGGTATTAAATCAATTTTAATTATTGATTCGGGTGATGGTTTGCGTTCAGTTCCAGAACTAGATTTATCGGATTTTGGTGATGGTTTAGCAACAGCTGAAGCAACTTTAATACCTACGGTTGAAACTTTCGCTGGTCGATTTGAAAATCAAGATGGTATTATTTCTTCTTCATATACAAAATTGCAAGGCAAAGATTATTACATAGATTACTCTTATGTAGTGGCTTCAAGTATTGAATTTAAAAAATATAAACAAGTTTTAAAAGAACTTTTGAGTCCAGCGGGAATGATTGTATATGCGGAAACTAAGCGCCTTAATGAATTGGAACAAAGAAAGGTGCGTGTTATTTCAGAAGTTAATCAAGAAGCCGCATAAATAGAAGATTATGCCCTCATATTCGAGAAAAACATCAAACTATACCGCTGTTAATGGCGACTATTTAATAGGTGACACCTCTGGTGGATCTTTTACAATTACACTGCCAGCTTCACCAACAACTGGCTCTTTTGTTGTTATTGTTGACGGTGATGATTGGACAAACAATAATCTAATTATTAACCGTAATGGTTCAACGATTGAAACTTTTTCTGAAAATTTATTACTTGACCTTAAAGGCGTTAAAGTTGAATTAATTTATGATAGTTCAACTTGGGAAGTTTTTATATCTGATGTTGGATTAGATCCAGAAACTACCGCTTATGCATCTAAAAAAATAAGATTTAATAATGCAGAACAGTTTAAAGAAGCTTTCATTGAAACTGATGCTTCAGTTGGTTATGTTTACATATCTAAACATGTTCCATGGTCTAATGATTCAATTGCATCGTCAATAACAGACACTCTTGCTAATGAAAAATTTATTTGGGATAATATGATTGCTGCCAAAAAAATTATTGGCAACGATTTAGAATTTGTTATACCAAGAGTTGATTGGGAAGCTAATGTTAAATATATACAATTTGATGATACATTAACACAAGAAACTCTTTTGTCATCAAACACTCTTTTTAATGTGTATCCAATGTATGTTTATAATTCTGAAAAAAATGTTTACAAATGTTTATCTAATAATTTGAGTGCAAATTCAACTGTTGAACCTTTAGGATCAAATTTAGGTTCTAAAGGGATTATACAAACAGCTGACGGATATTTGTGGAAATATCTTTATAACATTGAAGCCTCAAATAAATTTATTGCAAATAATTGGTTACCAGCTCCAACATCTATTTCACAATTGGATTATGATGGAAGCGCAAATGCAACAATAGACGGAGAAATTACGACAATTGTCGTAACAAGTCCTGGTGATGGATATTATAATAGTAATATAAATGTAAGTTCATTTTCAACATCATGTACAGTTTTAGTGGTAGATGGTTCAGTTGATATGGCAAATTTAATTTCTTTAAATATGGGTATTTCTGGCAATGGAATTACGCCAACAACATACATAACAGCAATTGATTTGGTTAATAGAAAAATAAATCTTGCTTTTGCAACTATTAGTGCTGCTGGTGGTTCTGGCAATACTCTTACTGTTTCTACAAGAGTTGTTATTGATGGCGATGGTTCTGGTGCTTTAGCGGCAGCTACATTGTCAAGCAACGCAATTCAAAAAATCATATTGACGAGTTATGGTGAAAATTATTCTTATGCTAATGTTGATATTTACGGTACAGCTACTGGCGGCAATGTGGCTGTAGCAAGAACAATTATTGGACCAAAATTTGGCCATGGTTACAATTCCGCTAAAGAACTTGGTGGTCATAACGTAATGATTAATTTAAAAATTGGAGATGGCGATACAACTGAAGGCAATTTAATATCTGCAAATACTTCTTTTAGACAATATGGTCTTCTTCGTAATCCACATAAATACTCTTCGAATTCGCCAGTTTCTTATGCTAACTCAAATAGTATTGTAAATTTAACCACTAGTTTGACATTAATTGCTGGCACAAATTATGATATAAATGAATTTGTTTTTCAAGGATCTTTTAGTGATCCAACATTTAGCGGTATAGTTGAATCGTTTACTGGAAATGTTATCAAGCTTACAAATGTAAAAGGCACTGTTTCAATTGGATCTGTTTTAAAAAGTTCTAATACAAATCCAACAGGCAGAACAATTTCTAGCATTACAAATCCCGAATTTCAAAAATATACTGGTGATATATTATATAATGAAAACATTACACCAATTAGTCGTTCACCAGGTCAAGCTGAAAATATTAGATTCGTTGTTAGATTTTAGAGGAATTCATGGCTCTCAATACTAATTTTAATGTAAATCCATACTTTGATGATTTTGATGAAACAAAAAAGTATCTTCGTTTACTTTTTAAACCAGGTTTTTCGGTTCAAGCTCGCGAGTTAACACAACTCCAAACAATTCTTCAAAATCAAGTTGAACGATTTGGCGATCATGTGTTTAAGAATGGATCTATAGTCACGGGAGGTCAATTCTTTTTACAAAATGCAACTTATCTAAAACTTGATGCTTCCTTTTCGGGCACAGATATAAGTGCAAATAGTTTTATTGGTATGTCAGTGCTTTCAACTGATGAGACAAAGCGTGGTGAAGTTATTAAAGCTTTTGCTGCTGATGAAGGCACCGGCGATCCAATTACTTTGATGGTTAAACAAGTTTATGGGTCTGCATTTACGTCATCTGAAACAATTAAAACAAAAGAAGCATCACCTGTTTTTGCAAATGTTTCATCTTCTGGTGTTGGTACAGGTCAAATATTTTCGGTGAATGAAGGTATTTTTTATTACGATGGTTTTTTCATACAAAATGACGCACAAACTGTAGCTATTTCAAAATATACAAGCACAACAGCTAATGCTCGAGTGGGTTTTGAAGTTACAGAATCCATTGTAACAAATAATTCAGATACCTCATTATTAGATCCGGCTCAAAATGCTTCAAATTATCAAGCACCAGGTTCAGATCGATATAAAATTAATCTTGTATTGGCAACTAGAAGTTTAACTTCTACCGATGACACACAATTTATTGAATTAGCGGTGGTTGAAAATGGTTTAATTATTCGTGAAAACAAATATCCAATTTATTCTGTGCTTGAAGACACGCTAGCTCGTAGAACATACGATGAATCTGGCAATTATACAATTCGTGATTTTAGAATTTCATTAGACACAAAAACTTCAAATACAGCACAAACTGATATTACTTTATCACCAGGTAAAGCATACGTTTATGGATATGAATTTGAAACTAATGGGCCTACAACTATAGTAATCGATAAACCAAGAACAACTGAAAATGTAGAAAATAAAAGAATTACTGCTGATTATGGTAATTTTGTTTTTACCACAAATCATTTTGGTTCTTTTCCAATTAATAGCTTGCAAACTGTTGATATACATTGTGTTAATGTTGTCTCAATTAATACATCATCTACTGCATCGATTTCTAATACAAAAATTGGTACGCTTCGTGTTAAATCAATTGCATTTGAATCTGCTGCAAATACTTCAAATGCAAACACATATATTTTCAAAGATTTTGTTTTTGATGTAAATGTTGCTTCAATTACGGGTACAGTTAGGTCTGCCACTTCTTCAACTGTAGTTATTGCAAATACTACAGCTGGCCAAGTATTTTCTACGGTAGATGATGCTTACACTGGCGCTAAACTAAGAATTACAAGCGGTGCTGGTTCAGATGAGACGCCAAAAATAATTACAGATTTTGTTGGTTCTACACAAACAATTACTGTAAGTCCTGCTTTCACTACAACACCAAATAATTCATCGGCATTTTCAATTGATTTTGAATTTAATGATGCTGAATCTTTAGCAAACTTCAGCACAACAACTAAAGTTGCTGCTGCGGACATTTCTAGTCGTTCAAAAGATTTAGCCACAACACATGAAGATGTTTTCTTATCAGATTCAGCATTTGAGCCACTAATCTTTAAACTTGGTGAAGAATATGTAGCTCAAAACACAATTACTGATTTTTCTTTTTCATACCGTAGATTGTATGCCTCTCAAGCTTTTACAGCAAATGATTCGCCAGCTTTATCTCTAGGAACTGGAGAAGCAATTACTGCGGCAGCTTCAACTTCTGCTAAAGCAGAAAATTATTATGTTGTTGTGACAGCTGCAGGCACTTCAGGTTATTTGGTTGGCCAAGTTATTCCTGCTGATAAGTTCACAGTTAGCACTGGTACAAATAAAATTACAGTTACAAATGGTCAAAACATGACCGCTAATATCATTGCTACAATTGATGTTTCATCTGCTTCTAAGAAACAGAAAACTTATGTAGCGGCAAATACCACAATTCAAACTTCTGGTAGTGTTGATGTATTTGGTAACTCAGCTGTTTTGATTTTCCCTTCAAATGGCCAATGTCATATTGCTAATACTTTTGTAAAGAAAATACCTAATGAAGTTCAATCATTGTTTATGTCGGACATCATTGAAATTACAAATATTCTTGATTTTGGTAGTAATGTTATTTCGGTAGCAAATTCAACATCAGCTTCAAATGTAACAACAAAATACACATTTGATAATGGTCAAAAAGACTCTTTTTATGACCACTCGTTTATTAAATTAAAACCTGGTCAAACAGCACCCTCTGGTAATATTGTTATATTTTTTAACAGATTTACGTCTTCTGGTCCAGGATTTTTTACAGTTGATTCATATTCAGATATTGATTATGGTGATATTCCATTATATGCTTCACCTACAAATAATTCTCTCTACAATTTAAGAGATTGTTTGGATTTTAGAGCCGTTCGATCTGATGCTACAGCTTCTGGTGGTAGTGCTGTTGTTTTTGATGTAACTTCTGCGACAACTGGTCCTAAAATTCCTGAAAATGGTTCTGATATTATTCTTGATTATCAGTATTATTTGCCAAGAATTGATAAGGTTGTGTTGGACAAAACAAGAAAATTTGAGGTGGTTAAAGGTATTCCATCTTTAGATCCCATACCACCAAATGACACTTCTACAGGAATGACTTTATTCATTTTAAGTTATTCTCCATATCTGTCTGACGTAAAAGATGTAAATGTACAACAAATAAATCATCGCCGTTATACAATGCGTGATATTGGCCAATTAGAGGCTAGAATTGAAAATCTTGAATATTATACTTCATTAAGCTTATTAGAACAAGAAGCACTTGGTAAACAAGATTTAACAATTTTAGATAGTCAAAATGTTGAAAGATTTAAAAATGGTATTATTGTAGATTCTTTTAAAGGACACTCTGTAGCTGATGTTACAAATGCCGACTATGCGGCGTCTATTGATACCATCAATAAAGAATTAAGACCGTCTTTTACACTTACACCACATTCTTTAAACTTTGATTCTGCCAATTCTAGTAATTTTACAAGAACTGGTTCTTTGGTGACCGCCAATGCAACATCATCTTTATTAGTTGATCAAAATAAAGCATCAAAAGCAATCAATGTTAATCCATTTAATGTGATTAACTATTTGGGTAAAATAAAATTAAGCCCGCCTTCTGATATTTGGGTTGACGAAAATCACCGATCTGATGTTCTTATAAATTTAGGTGGTGATCGTGATGCGTGGCAATTTATTACAGATAGACTTCCAGTTTCGCTAGAATGGAATTCTTGGCAAACAATTTGGACAGGAGTAGATGTAAATACGGCTGAAGCTTGGCAAGGCCGAGATTTAGTTGAAACTACAACTACAACCATAACACAATCTCAAACAAGAAGTGGTATTGTTTCAAGAGTTGTGCCTCAAACAATTACACAATCTATTGGTGATCGTGTAGTAGATGTTTCAATTGTACCATTTATGAGAAGTATTAATGTTCTTTTTGTGGGTACAGACTTTAAACCAAATACAACATTGTATCCATTCTTTAATGAAACTTCAGTTGAAAATAATGTTGGTGATCGTGTAAACAAATATCACTTGACAACTAATAATATTGCATTTAATGTTAATTACAGTAATCCAGAAGTTGTTAATATTAGAGATAAAAGTGCTGGCGTTAATGTAGCAAATGCTGTAGTTGTGCTTACATCAAACAATATTGTTTATGTAACCAACATGGCCATCAATACGGCATTTAACTTTGCTAGCGCCAATGCTGCAAACCTACAATTAGTTGGTCAACAAACTGGTTTAACATACAATGTAGCAACATATGAACACAATGGTGGCACTATTAACGCTGCAACATCAAGTAGTGTAACACTTCGTATTGATGCTGAAAACGCAAGTAATCAAAATACAATTAATGGTTCTATTATTTTTATTACACAAGGAACTGGTGCTGGCCAAAATGCTACAATTTCCACATACAATGTTTCTACAAGAGTTGCAAATATTTCTGGCACTTGGACAACAACACCAGATACAACATCACATTATGGTATTGGAAGATTAACTTCTGATGCTGCAGGCTCAGTTGCTGGTATTTTTAGTATTCCAAGTGGCACATTCCGTGTTGGTGAAAAACAATTTAGATTAACTGATACTAGCTCTGGTGACATTCCAAGTTCATCTACAAATGGCGATACATCATTCTTTGCTCAAGGTTTGTTACAAACCAAAGAGGAAATTGTTCTTTCAACTATTTCTCCAACAATACAAAGAACTGCTGTAAGTGATAATCGTGTGCTTACAAATCAAGGAAATATTTCAAGAGTTGTACAAACATTACCGCCAATTAATTGGGCGGATCCATTATCTCAAACATTTTTAATTAGTCCATTGCAATACCCGCAAGGTATTTTCTTGTCTAAAATAAGACTTTGCTTTAAGACAAAAGATGATACAATACCTATAACATTACAACTTCGTCCAACAGTTAATGGGTTTCCGTCAAGTTCTGTTGTATATCCATTTTCAACTGTTTCGTTAACACCAGATAGAGTTAAAACTTCAGCAAGTCCAAGTATGTCAGACTCAAGTAAGTTTACTGAGTTTGTGTTTGATTCACCTGTGTATTTACAACCAGGCGAACATTCATTTGTTATTCTTGCTAATTCAAATAAGTATGAATTGTATGTTGCAGAGGTTGGCAAACTAGATATTGTGGCTGGCCGTCAAATTTCTGAACAAGCATACGGCGGATCTTTATTCTTATCACAAAACGGATCAACATGGACTGCCGATCAAACTTTAGATATGATGTTTCAATTATATCGCAGTAGTTTTAGCACAAGTGCAACAACAGCACAGTTTCATGTAACAACACCATCAACAGTTATACCATATGATGTTATATGTTTAATTACGTCAGATATAACAGTTGCCAATACATCTTTATCTTATCAGTTTAATTCTGAAAAGGCTGATGGTTCTGGTTTTGCAGGTCTAACATCAATAACACCATTGAAAAATTTAGAAATTTATGATGGCATTGGTAGAAAATTAAGCAATACTGGAAATGCAACAACTAGCACAAGTAACACATTTACTCTTGTTGGTTCAATGTCTTCTTTAAGTAATGATGTTTCGCCGATAATTGATGTATCTCGTATGGCAATTTTGACAATTGAAAATGAAATCAATAATCTTGGCCTTGCTAACTCTGATATTGTTGTTTCTAATGTTGGTTCTGGTTATGCAAATTCAACTGATGTAACAGTAACTATTTCTGGTGGCGGTGGTTCAGGTGCAACTGCTGTAGCAAATGTTGTGTCTAACACAGTTAATGCGGTTTACATTACAAATGCAGGTTCTGGTTATACAAGTTCACCAACAATTACATTAACAGTTGGTGCTGGTGGCGGATCTGGTGCTATTGTGACTTATAATGGTGAAACTGAAAAATCTGGTGGTAATGCAACTGCTCGTTATCAAACTCGCCGTGTTACACTTGCAGATGGATTTGATTCTGGCGATTTGCGTGTTTATTTAACTGCAAATAAACCATCAGGCACAAATATTCATGTGTATTATAAAATTCTTTCTGCATCTGATCCAGATATATTTAATAATAAGAGTTTTCAACTAATGGCAGAACTTGGTAATTCTAACTTTGTTTCATTAAATGAAAATGATTTCAGAGAGTTAACATTTGCGCCTGGTATTAACGGAATTGCAAACAATTCAGTTTCATACACATCCGCAGGAACAGCATTTACAACGTTTAGAACTTTTGCAATTAAAATTGTTATGTCTAGTTCTAGCACTGGTATTGTTCCACGAATTGCTGATATGAGAGCAATTGCATTACCAGCAGGATAGCATGAAACAAGTTAAAATAACAGACACTTCTTTTGTAAGAGATATTCATTCAAAAGCAATTCTAAATACTGACAGAAAAGGTTTAAATGAATATCTAATAAAAAGAGATATAGCAAAAAAGCAACAAAGTGAGAAAATTGAAACAAAAGAACGCCTGAATAGGTTAGAACAAGATATACAACAAATTAAAGAATTACTTCTAAAAATGAGTCAATAAATGGCAATTAATCAATTAAGCACAGCTAATACCTTTGAACAGTGGTTAATCGCCACTCAGTCACTCATTGCATTTGCTAATTCACTTACAGATGCTGCGCCCGGTAGCTCATTTACTGCGAACACATCAGAATACATCATTACTGGTAATTTGACGGTTGGTAATACAGTTACTTGTGTTACAATGAATACAGATGTAATTATTTTTGATGATGGCACTAGATTATCCTCAAATGTTCAAATTGTAAACGCATATGCACATTCTAACGCAGCATTTGATAAAGCCAATTCAGCCAATGTTTTAGCACAATCTGCGTTTAATACAGCAAATAATGGAATCATATTTACACAAGCTGTATATGATTATGCTAATGGCATTACTGCTGGTATAAGCAGCTCGTTAAATGTTTTAAATTCAAACACTGCTACAATAGGTAACTTGCATATTACTAAAACTTTGACAGAAGCGGTTACAAATACAGGCTCAGTATCTACAAATACAGCTAATATTAATTTAGCATTGACAAACGTTTTTGACATAACTTTAGCAAATAATGTAACTTTTACTTTTATAAATCCACCAGCAGCTGGTATAACTAAAAGTTGCACTATAGTTTTAAGACAAGATGCAACTGGTAACAGAACCGCGACTTTTGCTAATACTAAATATACAGATGGAGTACAGCCAGTTCTTTCAACTGGCGCAAATCAAATTGATGTTTTATCATTCTTTACATTTGATGGTGGAACAAATTATTTTGGAACATTTGCTATGGCCAATGTAGCTTAAGGAGGGTTAAAAAATGGCTTTAACAAAAATTGTTGACTGTTACCTTTATTGTGGTTTTACCGAAGATGCTCAAGCTTGCTTTGATTTTAAAAAATGGCTTGAAGATAACAATGTTGATTTTCAACTTTTATTTTACGCAGATAATTCACAACACAAAGGGGTATTTGATGCATTAAATAGTTGGTGGCCTGATCTTGAATCAGAAAATAAACTAAGTAAATTTCCTATTTTTGTTTATACTGAGATTCACGATGATTTAACACCAGCCAAATATCCTCGTAAATTTTTTAAATCAACTGCTGAAATTCAAACTTCAAATTTTTTAACCCAATATCAATTGGGAAGATAACAAATGCCTTTAGCTGCTAGATTACGCAGGGCATTAGCACCAGCTGGATCTGCCACTTTTAATAGCAGTGGTAATTATCAAATACCACTTGGCGTTAGACGAGTTAATATTTCTGGCCGTGCCGGCATAGGAAGTCCAGGCAGCGCTGGAAATCCAGGAACAGCTGGAAATCCGGGAACAGCTGGAAATCCAGGTGCAATTGGTAATCCTGGTAATCCTGGTAATAATGGTCCTGGCGGCGCTGGCGGCCCTGGCGGCTCAGGTGGCCCAGCTGGTAATCCTGGTAATTCTGGTACATCTGGTCAACCCGGTAATCCAGGAAATTATGGATTGAAAGGTGCAGGTGGCGCAGGAGGTGCTTCCGGTGCTGGTAATAAAGGCACTGATGGTACTAAGGGCACCAAAGGTAATGATGGTACTAATGGCGCTGGCGGCACAGCAGGTACAGGCGGCGCAAAGGGCCTTAAAGGTACTGATGGTAATCCTGGCAATCCTGGTTCTAAAGGCAATGATGGTAATAATGGCACCGCCGGCAACGCAGGTGCTGCAGGCGGCGGTGGCTTGGGCGGCCCAGCAGGCGGTGTAGGCCCTCTTGCGTTTAATACTTTTATATCTTCTCCTGGCCAGATCGAATCGATCAATGGTGAATCTGGCGGTTCAGGAACAGCAGGCTCAGCTGGGACAGGCGGCAATGGCGGCTCAGGCGGCGGCGGCGATGCTACGTTTAATTTGGATGGATTTAATGCTCAAGGATATAACGCAGGCGGCGGCGATGGTGGTGTAGGTGGCAATAGTGGTGGCCCAGGTGGCGGTGGTGGTGCTGGTGCTGGTGGTAACCCTGGTGGCGCTGGTAATTCTGGTAATAATGGTATTGGTGCTAATTTTGGTGCTCCTGGCATTCCTGGCGGCGATGGCGGTGATGGCGCTAATGGCAATCCTGGTGAAGATGGCAATCCTGGTGAAGATGGCACCGGCGGCGGCCCAGGATCACCTGGAAGTCCTGGCGGTGAGGGCTCTAATGGCAGTTCAGGTAATCCTGGTGATGCTGGCACTCCTGGTAATGCTGGCAATCCCGGTAATGCTGGCAATCCTGGCAATCCTGGCAGTCCTGGCACATCTGGCAGTGCTGGTACATCCGGCAATCCAGGTGCTGCGGGTAATCCAGGTGCTGCGGGTAATCCAGGTGCTGCGGGCACCTCTGGTGCCATTGGTGCTGCAGGTAACTCTTCATCTTTTGGTACTTTAGCAACATTTACTGGTATCACAAGTCCCGCTGGTAATGCTGGTAGTGCTGGTACTGGTGGTAGTGCTGGTACTGGTGGAACAGGTGGCTCTGGCGGCACTGGAGGTTCAGCTGGCAATCCAGGAAATATTGGTTCAGTTGGTAATACTGGAGAACCTGGTAACGCTGGCGCTGGCGGTGCTGGTGGAACCGGTGGTCCCGGTGGTAATGCGGGTAATCCTGGTAATCCTGGTAATCCTGGTACAGCTGGCGGTTCTGGGACTGCTGGCAAGGGCGGCAACAAGGGACTCAAAGGTAATGGCGGCACGGCTGGCAATCCTGGTACACAAGGTACAGGTACTAAAGGTAATCCTGGTAATAATGGCGTCGGCGGACCAGGCGGTGCATCCGGACCAGGCGGCGCTGCTGGCACTGCTGGCACTGCTGGCACTGCTGGCAATCCAGGAGGCTCTGGCGGTGGCGGCGGCGGTTTTGAAAATATATCCAATCTTTTTTATTCAGCTAGTCCTTTTAATGTTACGTTGTTGACTGCGGCTAACGCCGGAAATCCAGGAACAGGAACAGGATCTAATGGAGCAGGTGGCCCCGTTGATACACCTGGTGGTTCTGGTAGTGCTGGTACTGGTGGCACTGGTGGTGAATCTGGCACTGGTGCCAGTAATGCTCCTAACTCTTGGCCAGGCCAGGATGCTCCTAACTCTTGGCCTGGCAAGGCTGGCGAAGATGGCAATGATGGTGTCGGTGTCCCTGGTGAACCTGGTACCGGTGCTAATTTTGGCAATCCAGGCACTGATGGCGGTCCTGGGACTGCTGGTTCAGGTGGTCTACCTGGCGACTCTGGCAATCCCGGTACAGATGGTTTTGGCGGTAATCCTGGAAATTCTGGCAATTCAGGATCACCAGGAGGTGCCGGAACAATTGGTTTATCTGGTAATCCTGGTGCTTCAGGTAATCCTGGCACCGGAGCTACCTCTGGTACAGCTGGTAATCCGGGAACAGCTGGTAATCCAGGAACAGCTGGTAATTTGGGAACGGCAGGAAATCCAGGAACTGCTCTTACTCCTCCGACCGGAAATAGTAATGTCAATGTAACATCTCGAGCAACATACGGCGTAACTGTAGGAACAGGAACATCACCCGGTTTTGTAACAGTATCTTGGAATAGACAATAAATATGGCTAATTATATTTTTGCTCCAATGGCAACATTTGGAGTTTCTGAACATCCTTTTGTCACTTGGAACGATGCGCTTAATGATGATGAAATTAATAAACTAGTAGACTATTGTAATACTTTAAAATTTCAAAAAGCAACAGTTGGCATGGGTGAAGAGACTGCAACTGTGACAAAAATAAGAGAATCTAAAGTTGCATGGATTGACAATACACATGAAAGTAGATGGATTTATGACAGACTAGCATATGTTGCAAGAGGACTAAACGGTCAATTTTATAAATTTGATTTGTATGGTTTTTCAGAACATATGCAATTTACAGTATATGAAGAAGACTCTGGTGGACATTATACTTGGCATATAGATTCTGGAGGCGGTAGTCATTCAACTCCTCCAAGAAAACTATCTTTAGTATTACAACTATCTGATCCTTCTGAATATGAAGGCGGTGATTTAGAAATTTTTACTTCTTCTGAACCAACCAAAATTGATAAAAAAAAAGGCTTAATTGCTGCATTTCCAAGTTATACATTACATCGTGTAACTCCAATAACAAAAGGAACTCGCAGAAGTTTAGTCGTTTGGGTAACAGGACCAGCTTTTAAATGAAAAAAACAACATATGAAAATTTTGTTGGCGTTTACGACAACTACTTTAGTGAAGAATTTTGTGATAACTTAATTGAACATTTTGAATGGTGTCAAAGAAGTAATAAAACATATTCTCGGTCAGAAAAAGAAAATATTAAAAAAGACGAATCTACAAATTTAAATCCAAATAGTATTCAAGAAATTGAATATGCACATCCAAATGTTTCAAATTACATAACTGAGTTTAATAATGTTTTTTGGGATGAATGTTATGCAGATTATTTAAAAAATTATAGTACATTGTCTAGTTATGATTTGCATACAATTTATTCTTATAAAGTACAAAAAACAGTTCCATCTGGCGGATATCATATTTGGCACTGTGAAGACGGATCAAAATTGTTTTCACGCCGAGTTGGCGTCTATATTTTATATTTAAATGATGTTGAAGAAGGTGGTGAAACGGAGTTTTTATATTTTTCTAAACGAATTTCAGCTAAAAAAGGAAGACTGATTGTTTTTCCTCCTAATTTTCCATGGACACACAGAGGTAATCCTCCGTTGTCTGGCGTAAAATATATTATGACAGGTTGGACTGAATTTAATTAAAAAAATATAAATAAGTATTAATGCCGAGTTCTAGAAGGAGCGAAGATGGCAATTCAAATAAACGGAACCACTGTTGTTGATGACAGTAGAGTCCTTCAAAATTTAGGCTCTGCACTTACCGTAGCAAACGGTGGCTCTGGAGCAACTACCCTGACTGGTGTTCTTAAGGGCAATGGCACTTCTGCTTTTACAGCAGCAACTGCTGGCACAGACTATGTGGCTCCGGCAACTGCCACGACATTTACGGCAACTCAAACTTTCTCAGGTTCTACAAGCGTCTTGGCCGCTGCTTTGTCAAACGCCGGGGAGGTTGTTACTTTTTCTGCCATCGCTGCCACAGGCACAATCAACTACGATGTGACCACCCAATCGGTGCTGTATTACACCTCCAACGCATCGGCCAACTGGACGGTGAACTTCCGCGCATCTAGCGGCACGAGTTTGAATTCGGCAATGTCCACCGGGCAGAGCGTCACAGCGGCGTTCTTGGTAACTAACGGGGGCACTGCTTACTACAACAGCACCGTACAAGTTGACGGGACAACCATCACTCCTAAATGGCAAGGAGGAACTGCTCCAACCAGCGGTAACGCGAGTAGCGTAGACATCTACTCCTACACGATAATCAAAACAGCCAACGCCACATTTTCGGTGTTTGTCTCGCAAACCAGATTTGCATAAGGAAGCAACAATGCCTTTGCTTGGAACACGTGGAGCGGCTTCTGCACGAGGGTTTGGGTTTGCAGGAATTGGTCGCCCGGGCGCTCCAACTATTGGAACCGCAACAGCGACGGGCACATCGACTGCGACGGTTTCGTTCACAGCGCCCGCATTTAATGGCGGTTCGCCGATTACTGGATATACGGCTGTTTCCTCTCCCGGAGGAATCACGGGAACTGTGTTTGGCGCGGGCTCAAACACAATTACAGTCTCCGGGCTCAACGCCGGCACGACCTACACATTCACCGTGTTTGCAACGAATGCGTTGGGCAACGGTCCATCAAGCGCCTCTAGCAACAGCATCACGACGCAAGTCCCGTCTGGTTCCTCAACCTATACGTCCGCTGGCGTGTTCTCTTGGACTGCTCCGGCCGGCGTGACAAGCGTTTCTGTTGTTTGTATCGGTGGCGGCGCTCACGCTCGCGGACCGGGATACGGACGCGGCGGCGACCTATCATACGCAAACAACATTGCAGTCACACCCGGAGCTACCTACTCGGTACAGGTTGGTCAGCCTTCCTATGGGTTCTCAAGTACAAGTGATTACGAAAACTCATACTTCAGTTGGTGTTATGCGCGGGGTGGTGGGCAAAGCGTCGGCAACATCAGGGATGGCGGTGGGGATGGTGGGGGCGCAACGGGGTCGTGGGGCGGTGGGTCAGGCGCTGGCGGCTATACCGGGAACGGCGGTTTAGGGGGGCGTTACTATGGTGAAAACGGCACTGCAGGATCGGGCGGCGCAGGTGGTGGCGGTGGTGGTCAAAGCGGTACAAGCGAGCCAGAAGGCGGCGGCGGCGGTGGCGGTGTCAACGTTTACGGGCTAGGAACGTCTGGCGCAGGCGGCGCTTTTGGTACGGGTGGATGGGGTTCCCCACCGGGAGGCACAGGCGGTGGCGGCGGTTCCTCCGGCGGCTCTGGTCAAACTGGCTACTCCACTCCGGAGGAGTCGGGCTACACAAGAACAGAGGGGGGAATGGGCGGCAGCTATGGCGGTGGCGGTGGCGCTACAAATGAAGATGGTGGAAACGCATATTCGGGTGCTGTTCGCATCATTTGGCCCGGCACAACCCGTCAGTTCCCTTCGACCAATACATAGGAGATTAACAAATGACAATGTTTATTAAGCTGAAAGACGGAAAACCAACAGACCATCCCCTGATCGAGCAAAACTTCAAAGAGCTTTTCCCAAATATCCAATACCCTGCTTACTACACTCCTGAGTTCGTTGAAGCTCTTGGGTTTGGGCTTTGGGATTTTTCTAATAAGCCTCAGTTGGGCCGTTATCAAAAAGCTGTCGAAGTAGCGCCGGTAAAAAATGCGTCTGGTATTTGGCGACAGACTTTTGAAATTGTTGAAATGTCTGAGGAAGAACAAGCCGAAACAGACAAACTTAAAGCTGACGAAGTTCGCCATCGTCGTTCTTTTAAGCTGGCGCAGTCGGATTGGACTCGACTTGACGACGCCCCGTTGACTAATGAGCAAAAATTAAAGTGGGCTACTTATCGCCAAGCCCTGCGCGATGTCCCGCAGCAAGCCGAGTTTCCCTGGAACACACAGTGGCCCGTGAAGCCATGATTAAAAAAATATTAATAAGTATTAATGCCAAGTTTTAGGAGAAACAAAAATGGCAATTAAAGTAAACGGAACTATCGTCATCAATGATAG